ATTTGAGCGAGATTGCCAGGGGCGATTTGGCCTACGGCAAGCATCGCACATGGCCGGAAGGTAAAGCCGGATTTGTAACATCAGCCACCGAGAAGGAGCTGATCGTCCAGTATCATCCGGGTATCGGCAATGTAACTAATCACTTCCGGATTCCTATTGACGAAGCAGTAGACGGTCAGTGGGAAATCCGATATTCACACGATATGTCAGAGGTTAAGACCTACGGCATCGAAGAGCAGGGCACTGAGGAAGGAGCGACAGAGTGAAGCTGGAAGAACTAATTCAGAAAAGGTTCGTCAGTACGGCAACACTTGTAGAGAGGCTTACGACCTACAACGGTGTGCCTGCTGTTTTTAGTCCGGAAGCGCCGGGCGACGAACAGGAAGGGTGGGGCGGTGAAACGCAGTACCCTATGGTAACTTACAACTATGACCTGCAGGCAAACGAAGAACGAAACAGCGCCGGTAGTCTTTCGGTATCGATATTCTGTCAGAATACGGCGGATATATTCCCGGAGGACATAGCACCTATCGTGAAGAAATGCCTGCGTGATGTGATCCTTCTTCCGGAAGGCGGTACGCCGTACTGCTTTACTTGGGCGAGAACGGATGCGTTTACTATGGGCGAGGATGCAGGAAAAGCCGGTGTTGTAATCGGCTGTGAAGTCAGATTTGACATCCTGGAATATCCGTCTATGGAGACGTCCGATCCGGACCCGGTAATGGCGGTTGATAAGTACATCAAGGAGTTGTACCCGGGATGCCTGGTTATGGGATACGACCGGATGGAGGAGATAACAGAAGCCTCAGCGGATCAGCCGGTGGTTTACTGCAGACTGATTTCAGCTGAGAAGCAGGAAGAAACGAATACAGTAGCTTGGATGGACGGTAGAATTGCCGTCCATGTTTTGTGTCCGGAAAGCACAGTGAGATTGAAGATGGCCGCAGATATTGCCAACCACCTGTCACTCGACGGAGAGGTAATTATGCTGGACTATTCGCCTATGTTCATCAAGAGACTGCAGGTGAATTACAAATCTGACTACTTGAAGGAAGGCCAGGTATTCATCACAGGTCACTATGGATTGCTTAGGTACAAGGCTAAGCCTCACGTGCTTATGGCAGCTCATGGAAATTACAGTTAAGGAGGTAAAGCATGGCTAAGGAAACAGCAACTCCGGCACCTGCTGAAACAAAGGCAGAAAAGAAGCCGGAGAAAAAGGCCCCTGCAGAGTCCGTTTACACAGTAAGCGAGCTTGCAGGCAACGCAAGAAGCGTATTCGGCACAATGCAGGAATGCGTTGTAGCCGCTCTGAAAACTGACGGCAAAGCCGAGTACACAGTATCAGAGGCAAAGGAAATTGTAAGCAAGTTCTTACAGAAGGAGGTTAAGTAGAAATGGCAGGAACATTCATTTTAGGCGAAACTAAGGTGCGTCCTGGTACCTATTTCAACATTCAGAAGAAAGGCGGAAATGCCGCTGCTGGCGTTATGAATGGTGTTACCGCAGTAATCTTCCGTGCAGATTTCGGTCCTCTCAACGAGGCAATCGAGTTATCTGCAGAGGATGGCTACGAAGGAACATTCGGTACCGCACTTACTACGGATGCAATGAAAGAGGCAATCGCCGGTGGCGCAAAGACGATCATCGCCTGCAGAGTCGGTAACGGC